CTTTTCCATATACGCTTTTTCAGCTTGTGCAAACTTTTGGAATGGATTCATTTCTGCCTCACTTCCGAATGAAATTAGAATTGATATTATTTTTTATGACATGAAAAACAAAATTTTACAATACAAAAAGCTATAACCACGGATCACGGCTCTCGGACCAATGAAAATGGATGGGAATGAATTTATAAAACAAGGGTGGGAGGGTGGGAGCCAGGCCGACCCCCCGATGTCAAGGGGGGTGGGGGTCAACAATTTGACACCAACCCGACCGATTGCCCCAAGTTACCCCTTGTTGCATATATGCAACAAGCTACAATTAAATAGGTTTAGCTTGTTGACTTCTACAAGTGAAACATTTACAATCCAAGGATTGTAATTAATAGGAGAAGAAACATGACATTACAAAATAACTTAAAGCTACTAGAAGAATTAAGTAGCAAAGTCGATGAGGTATCAACCTCATCTAAAGAAGCTACCATAGCATGGTATGATCGTTTCAAGACTATTGAAGATCAAGCTAGAAAAGAACTCAAAGCTTATGAAGAAGAAAGAAAGAACTTCTTCAAGAAAGTTTTAGCTAAAAGGTTCAAGTCACTTTTCAGAGTAAAAAAGACAATTCAAGATGCTTACACTGTTAAGGCTCACCCTAAAACCTTTCTTGTTGATTTAAGAAAGAGCAAAAAGTGATTAATTCTATTGCCACAAAATTAGCAATAACCCTATGCATTTGCATAGGGTTATTCTTATTGCTCATAGCTTTCTCTTTTATTGCTCATGAATCAATTCAATTAATAAGGACTTTATAAATGATTAGCTTTTTTAAATATGCATTTCTAGTGCTAGGTTTTTACCTAGTGCTAGGAACTATTACGGCCTATGACATGGATGATAACTATTCTACTCTCCTAGCCATAGGTTTAACTTCAATCGGGTCATTGCTAATTTTAGTAAGTGCCATTTTATTTAGGGTGGATGAGTAATGGTAAACTTTAAAGAATGCATAGAAGATATAACTATTCCAGAAGAATGGATAAAGGTTAGCTATAAAAACGATGAAGCTCCTAGCTGGACTCATAATGGCTATCAAATTCATATTAATCATCGTGATTTTATTGAAAGAACAGATACGTTTAGATATTACATCTCGGTCGATGAAGTAAAACATGAGCTAGCTACTTCAATTCACGAACTGTATAGCTGGAGCAAATGTTTTGACGACCTCGGGCAAGTTCTTAATTTCATTAAAACGCCTTTTTTTAAAAGAGCAAAGTTTGTTAAGTCGCTACAATATGGCTCATATAAAATATCTGTTAGCGATGAAGGCTGGGAATAATCAACAAGGGGGGCGAGCAATCGCCCCTTTTCATTTAAGCTGCAATCTTACATTTATATTATATGTTAGTGTTTATATAATATAAGAACTGGTTGACCAGTTTTTAAAGAGTCCCGAAACCCGAAACCCGAAACCCGAAACCCGAAACCGAAATTCCAGGAGCAAATCCAGGAGCGTGTACCGAGCACTTTTTACTTGTGGTTTTTATTCATTAGTAGTACACTCTAAGAGTCAATAACTACTAAGGAAATTTTACAATGGAACAATTAAAAACTGTACACGTCTCGAGAATGACGGGAAAGCTTGAAGGATTTAAAAGCATTAATACAAATACTATTTCTAATCAATTTTGCATTAAGCAATTTAATTCTGAAAAAGATACAATTTGCAAAAACTGTTATTCTCATATTATGCTTTCGACCTTTAGGAAAAACATGGTTGAATCGCTGGAAAGAAATAGCCAGCTTTTAAGCACGACAATTTTACACTCGCAACAATTACCGACTATTTTAGATTTATATTTTAGATTTGCGAGCCATGGCGAATTAATTAACGATAATCATTTTATAAATTTAATTAACATATGTTTAAAAAATGAGTTAACTACGTTTGCATTATGGACAAAGAGAAAAGATATAGTTAACAGAGTTTTAAAAACTATTGATAAACCGAGTAATTTAATACTTATCTTTTCAAATCCTATCAAAAGTAGAATACTTTATAAGACACCAAAAAACTTTGATAAAACTTTTAATAATGTTTTAGAAAATGAAAACGTGAAAGAACAGAATTGCACTGGTCAAAAGTGTAAGGATTGTCTCGCTTGCTATAAGTTTAATACAGCTAGTGTGATAATTGAAAAAGTAAAAAAATATTAACATAGGGATCCTTGCAGTAGTTATTGACATTTTTACTACAAGGTAACCGGCACCTGGCCAGGGCGACTTGGTCAGGTGTTCTTGGTTATAGGGTAATAGTTATAAGGAAGTAATAGTTATAATGTTAAAGCCCCGAACCCGAAGCTCCCGAAACCCGAAAGCCCCGAACCCGAAAGCCCCGAACTTCGGCCCGGCCCGGCATTGGGTCCGGAGCAATAACCCTGCTGCGTTTAAATTGTTGCCCTCACATTTTTGCTTGTGGTTTTTATTCATTAGTAGTAAGCTTTAAGAGTTAATAACTACAAGGAGTAATTATGAAAAGTAAATTTGTTGTTGAGCAAGTTTGGGAATTAAATCAGGCTATGCTAGAGGCCGAGCTTATGTTGGGTGATGATCAGCTTGAGGATCTTCTCTCTGGGCTGATCGTTCCAGCCGAATGTTTCGATGATATTCCGAACCAAGATCGGAGCTTGTATTGGACTATTTATAGCAAGTGGTCAAAGCTTGCAAAAAAACATCGAGACATAACACCGACTGTCGGTGCTCCAAGCATTATTAAATCATCTTTTAATAAAAGAATGCCTAAAGGCAGAGTTTGTGTTCAGCTCGGTCACATAGTAGATGTTCAGGGACGCATAAACTAAACTCGAAAATTTTAAAAATTTAAGAGGGGCTGCAAAGCCCCTTTTTTTATGCCAAGAAGAAATCCGGATTATTTAATTATAATGTTAGTGTTATACGTTAATGGTTCATGGTACAGTAGTCCCGAATAAAGGGAAATATATCCCCGACCCGATTGCCCCGAAACAAGGGATCGACCCGAAGACCATCCCGAGCAACATCCACCGACTGTCCACCTCCAAATAAAAATACATCACGATCCGAGGTGCGTTTAACTAAGATAAAATTGATGCCACCTCTACGAGAATATATTGTATTCCAAGAGATTTGGTGGGGAGACAATTTAACGATATCAGTTTTTGTCACTTTAATTTCCATCCAGAAGGCGAGACCATCCCATATAATATGAGAATCTGGTATCCCTCCACCATGTCGGTTTTCTATACGAGTGGCGAATGCTTTAGGTGGTAAGTTCTTTCGGATCGTGTTCCAAAAGTTTGCTTCTGGTGTTGACATCTTTAACCTCTGAATAATCCCCTTCAATAAATGCTTGAGGATATTGTTTACGAAGTTGAGCCAATCTGGACGCAATGTCTTCTCTTGTCATATCGTCAAGCGAATGCACATTTTCTCTCCGATCTACTGTAAGACCTCCAAGAGCCGATCTTATCTTTTCAGCATTAATGGAAGCTGAAAACTGTCCAGCTTCTTCAGCTCCAATAGATAATTCTTGAAGTCTTTTTAACTGACCAGTTATTGTTACTCCAAATCGTCTTTCTCTTTCTTGTCGTAGTTCGGTGATATATTCAACAACGTGTGGATATTTATCACCTGACAATAAAACGTGAGCCGAGCGATTTGCGACCTTTGGAGAATATCCAGCTTTTCTAGCACATTCGGCATTAGAGTAGATGCCTTCAACATAATATCGGGCGAACTCTTTTTGACGATTAGTGAGCTTTCGATCAGAGCTTTCTTCTATATCCCTAGCAATAGATTCCATGTTTTATATATAGACCTTTATCACACTTCTTGTAAAAACTTTTTTTCTGAAAATCTCAAAAACACTCTGATAGGCTCTAGAAGTGTAACAAGTGTCACAAAAACAAGGAGAAGTGTAACATGGTTTTTTCCAACTATTATTAGCTAATATTGTTTCTTGTTACACTTGTTACACTTGTTACACTACATTTGAGAAAAAAAAACTTTTTTTTATTTTTTAATCTGAGGAGTGTATATAGAAAAACTACTCAATAAGTAAATATATATAAAGCACTTGTAGAACATGCTGAAACGTGTATACTGTTAATTAGGGCTACTTGGGACGATGGCTAACCTTCCCCAAGATTCTTTAAACAGAATCGGACAAAGTTGGTAACTTGGGAAAACAAAGTTCAAATCAACCAAGAAAAAAAAGCCCCCTCGGAAAGGGAAGCCATGGGAACACCCTTTCCGAGGATAGAGAAAAAAAACAAAGTTCCCAAAAGGAGAAGAAACTAATGGCTTATACTGAATTTAATAAATCTAATCTAAAGGTTTTGCGTGAAGAACTTAATCAAAGGTTCGGTGACCAATTACAAGACCTCAACTTGGAGGTATCATTTGGAGCATCGGAGTTTGACTCTGACAATGTTACTTTTAAATGTTTAATTTCTATTAAGGGTGGACAGTCCCCAGAGGAGAAAGCACTTCAGAACTTTGTTAATCATGCACCTTGGTTCATGAAAGACATCGATCTTGAAAAGATTGCGACTATTAATGGTGGCACTCAGGTTAAAATTTCTGGATATCGTAACAAGGCAAGAACAAGACCTTGGTTAGTTAAAGATATAAACTCATCTGATGCTCGTTATCATCTTACTGATGGTGAGGTGAAGAGACTTTTTGCCAAGGAGATGCAAGATGCATAAATTAATTTTCAAAGGCGAAGGTCTTAGAAAACTTGTTGAGTGGTCAGAGGGCAAAGAGAAGAGACTCCCTTACACCAATACCATCACCAAGAAGATGGGTCTTACTTTAGTAAAGGACGATGGCATATATATTATGGCA